AAACATTTGTTTAGTCCTTGTGCTATACTTTTAAAAACACACAGGCAGGAGACAAGGAATGTCTATAGAAGAAGGAACACCTCAAAACGGCGGTTTAAAGACGTGGAGAGAGATTGGAGACGGTTTAGGGATAAGTGCTACCCGTACTCAACAAATCGCTTGGAGAGCCGCTGACAAGATTCTAGACGAGATAGTAGACGTAGCTGTAGAAGATGAAGAACTTAGAGAATTGTTGATACGAATTTTAACAGACAGAAAAAAAGCAATGTTATACGACGATTGAGAACTCTTGCAGTATAGGAGAAAGTGAGAGAAAAGAAGAAAAAGGTTTTAAAAGGTTTAAAAATAGACATTATAAATATTAAATATAATAATGTTTTAAAAGGTTTAAAAAAGTTTTAAAAAGGGACCAACATTGAAACAACAAGATTTAGAACGGGAGATGTCAGACTTAGGGACGTCTCGATACTGGAAGAAAGTAAATCGTTATAAAGAGATGGAGATGGAAACATCAACGTCGGTAGGTCGTCGACTACTTGGTAACGCTTTAGGAGAGATGGAGAAGGCGTTAGAAAAGTGGAAGAAGGAGGCGTCTGAACGTCCGGGACCGAAGCATCGGGCGTTGAACCATTTAGAGAGTCTTCCAAACAAGGTGATAGCGGCTATTGCTTGTAAAAGTATTCTAGACTCTGTGTCGCATGCTGTGAAGTTTACAAGAGCAAGCATGAAGTTAGGACGGTTGATAGAGGACGAGGTACTGTTTAGAGACATCCAAGAGAATGAACCAGCGTTGTGGAACCATATCAACGAGGTGCTGAACAAGTTTACCGGTTATCAAAAGAAGACAAAGTTTATAAAAAAGACTGCAAAGTTTAATAATTTGGTGTTTGATCGTTGGGCGTCGATGGACCGTGCCAACGTTGGTATGGTCTTGATAGAACTTTTTAAACAAAGTACCGGGTTAATTGAGATTATTACTAGAAGAGGAATGTTAAACAAGCAAGAGACGTTGGTAAAAGCGACAGACAGTTTAAAAGAATGGTTGAAAAAAGCGTACCAACATCAAGAAGGTATTTTTCCGGTGTACATGCCGATGATAGAAAAGCCTTGCAACTGGAACTCGTTGTATTGGGGAGGCTACAGTAGTGATGTATTTTATAGAAAGCCTATGATCAAAGTAAGTGATCGTAAATTCTTAAAAAATATAGAAGATACGCCGATGCCAGAAGTTTACAGTTGTATTAATTCTATTCAACGTACTGGCTGGCATATTAATAAACCGGTGCTAGACGTTATGAAAGAGTTATGGGAGTCTGGGTCTTCGTTAGGAAACTTACCAAGCACGGCTGAAGTGCAACTACCTAACAAACCTATCGACATGGACACCAATGAAGAAGCACGGAAAGATTGGCGTCGAGCGGCGGCAAAGATACGTTTTGAAAACGAGGCAGAAGAAAGCAAACGTTTGCAAATGTCTCGTACCTTGTTTTTAGCTAATAAATTTAAAAATGAAACTATTTACTTTCCACATCAATACGATTTTAGAGGGCGTATCTACCCGGTTCCTGCTTTTTTACATTATCAAAATACAGATTGGTCGGCGGGTCTTTTAACATTTGCTGAAGGCAAGCCGTTAACAGATGAGTCGCATGTACAATGGTTGGCTATACATGGTGCAAATTGTTTTGGTGATGGGCTTGATAAAAAACCGTTTGAAGAACGTATACAATGGGTACTAGACAACGAAGAATTTATTAACGATTGCCATCGACATCCTTTTGGTCAAAAAGGTTGGGGTGGGGCTGATAAACCTTATCAATTCCTTGCATTCTGTGATGAATGGGTTAATCATAAAAAGCTTGGTTCTAAATTTATTTCACGTTTGCCTATCTCGCAAGATGGTAGTAACAACGGTCTTCAAGTTTTATCAATGGCGTTAAGAGATACAAGTGGATGTCTTGCTACAAACTGTTTACCGTCTAAACTACCACGAGATGTTTACAACGAGGTGAATGAAAAAGTTTTACAAAAATTAAGAGATGATAAAACGAATGCTTACGCTGCGATGTGGTTGAAGTGTCCTTTAACAAGAGCAACTGTAAAACGTCCTGTCATGGTAGTACCGTATTCTGGAACAAAGTATAGTTGTAAAAATTATATTATTGATTGGTACAAAGACATGTTAAAAAAGAATCCTGATTTTGTTACACCGTTTGGTGAGGAACTTTATCAACCATGTAGCTACCTTGCTGACATTGTTTGGGAATCTATTGGAGAAGTGGTAGTAGCAGCAAGAGTGTTAATGAATTGGTTTAGAGATGTAGCTGCTATCTGTGTAAAAAATAAAGTATCTATACAATGGACCACACCTGTTGGGTTTCCTGTTAAACAAGCGTACCCAAACTTTACAAGACACAGCGTTAGAACTTCTATTGGAGATGTGATTAGACAACATCCTATACGTATGGCTAAAGAATCTTTATCACTTCGTAAGAATGTTAACGGACTGTCGCCAAACTGGACTCACTCTATTGATGCGGCAATGATGATAAGAACTGTAAATTTAGGCGTTGCTAATTCTATAAATTCATTTGCAATGACGCACGATGAATACGCAACTGTTGCAGCGGATAGCCCTATGATGGCGAGCGTTTTAAGAACTGCTGCAAAAGATATATTTTCTATTGATCTACTGGTTGATTTTTATAATCAAATAAGTATACTCTTACCTGCGGGTGTTTCACTTCCCGCACCACCATTAAAGGGTAATGCGGACGTTACCCAAGTTTTAGAAAGTGATTATTTTTTTAGTTGAAAGGGACAACTATGTCAGACTATCCACGAGTTAAGTTTAAAACACCACCAATGAGAATTCTTTTTCCTCATGTTAATGAACCATGTAGAAAGTGGGATAAAAATGGTGTGTGGCAATTGAATGGAATTTTATGCGAAAGCAATCCAGAGCATGTAGAGTTTAAAAACTTTATTGAAACTGAATTTAAAAAGTTTTGTTCGTATGAAGAAACAGGTAAGCGTATGAAAAAAACTAAAGGTTTTTCTATGCGACCTAATATGGATAAAGATAAAAATGAAATACCGGGAGAAATGCGTTTAGAATTTAAAAACGACGCGTACTCAACTGATAGGCAAACAGGTGAGATTACTCCTAGACGTATTATTTTAGTCGATGCAAACAAACAACCTATGACTGAACGTGTGGGAACGGGCAGTAACGTAATTGTTGTTGGTGAAATGAATTTCTGGAATACCGCAAACATGGGTTGCGGATGCACTATGTGGTTAAAAGTTGTTCAAGTCTTAGATTTGATAGATCCAAAAAATCGAGACGAACAATTATTAGATGACCTTGAAGTGCAAGACGGTTTTAAAACTACTGAAGAGTCTGTTGATAGCGATGTAGCTATGCTAGACTCTGAAAGTATCTCTGTCACCTCTTCGGATGGAGATTTTTAAAACTGTAAAGGTGGTGGGGTGTATTTTTTTGAATTTGGAATAAATCCCGTAGCCGCAAGTCGTCCTCGTGTAACTCGATACGGCACGTACTACGGAAAAAGATACACACATTTTCGGAAGGAGGGGGAGAAGGTAGTCGACGAAGAGCTTTCTTCCCGGCGGTCCCGATGCCGACTTCCTCTCCTTTCTGACCTTTCCGTTACTTTAGAATTTAATGTTTTAAAACCTAAGACTTCTAAACTAGAGTACCCACGCCCAGATATAGATAATTATTTAAAAGCAATTTTTGACCTGCTTAATGAAAAACTATATAACGATGACCGCCAAGTTATTCATGTAGAAGCAACTAAAAAATTTGTTTTCGATTCACCATCAATTAAATTATGGGTCAAAGAATATGTCGATCATAAAAAAGCCGCACAGTAGTTTTGTAAGACACGAGCCTTGTAAAAATTGTAATTCAAAAGATAACTTTGCACGTTATTCAGACGGACATGGTTATTGTTTTGGGTGTCAATATTATGAAACAGGTGAAGGCGAAGAGATAACATATTCTAAACCCAAGGGAGTTACTGGATTGTTAAATGAATTAGAATATACAGAATTACGTACTCGTAGAATAAACGAGGAAACGTGTCGTAAGTTTGGTTATGCTATTGGTAATTATAATAATGAAAAAGTACAAGTAGCTAATTATTACGACGCTTCAAATAACGTTGTTGCTCAAAAAATCAGAACCATCAATAAAGATTTTAAATGTTTGGGCAACGCAAAGAGTATGGATCTTTGGGGGATGCATCTTTGGTCAGGTAGCGGTAAGATGGTGACCGTTTGCGAAGGAGAAATAGATTGTTTAACGGTAAGTCAGCATGCTTTTGGCAATAAATACCCGGTAGTTTCTGTACCTAATGGTGCTGCTGGAGCGGCTCGATCGATTGCAAAAAATGTGCAATGGCTTGAAGGTTATGAAAAAGTTATTTTTCTGTTTGACCAAGACGAAGCTGGTAAAAAAGCTGCATTAGAATGTGCTTCTTTACTGTCTCCCGGAAAGGGGCATATTGCAACGCTTCCCCTCAAAGATCCTAATGAATGTTTATTAAACGATAAACTTCAAACAGTTGTACAAAGTATTTGGAACTCTAAACCATATCGTCCTGAAGGTATTGTGTATGGTAGTGAGCTTTGGGACATTGTAAAACAAGATGAAAAAATTGAAACTGTTGAATACCCGTGGGCAGAATTAAACAATATAACTATGGGTTGTCGTATTGGTGAAGTAGTTTGTTTATGTGCGGGAACAGGCGTAGGTAAATCTCAAATTTGTAGAGAGATTGCGTACAAGTGGATCAACGAAGATTTAAAAGTTGGTTACATTGCGTTGGAAGAATCTGTAAAGAAAAGTGCAAAAGGTTTTATGTTCCTTCC